GGCACCCCATTACTTACCATTGACAGCAGTTAACCTGTTCCGGGAGTGCCGGGACGAAATACGAAACATTAACCGACTATGGGACGACTATTACCATCCACTATGCAAACGGGTCTTTCAATACGCAGCTCTATGCACCGGGGACTCGAATGGGTTGTATGGGTTTTGCGAAAGCGATGTTAAACACCCAGATATAGGCGGTTACCACAACGTACTAAAACGGGGAAAATACGAAACGGAAAAACATAAAGGCCAGATAACGAGGGAATCATTGTCTTACGAAACTGCTGATCTTCCCTCAAACGTCGAGTTAGAGGCACTTAAATTCCGTAAACTTGTAAACGAGGAGAAATCATGGCAGTAAAGAAGAAACGAGTAAAGAAGAAAGTGACGAAGAGGGCAGTGGTAGTACCAGAGGCGCCTTCAGTAGGCGAAGTTACTATATCTGCCCGTAAGATCAAGAATGGATGGGTTATCCGGGAAGAGAAGGTCATCCGAGGGAAGTATATAACGATTGAAACGTTTACGAATACAAAGCCGGTATTTGCGATTACCACATAAGGGGTAAGTATGCCGTTAACACCCGAAGAAATTAAAGACATGGTTATATTGCAGCGCCAAGTGGTGTGGCAGTATGACCTCGACGCGTTTACTACAAAGGAATTAAAGCGTATTCAACTGGGCGTCAATCGTGCCCGGACTGATGTTGTTGACTACTTTGCGAAACGCGGTGACAAAATAGGCGATTGGACTGCAAACAGATTAGATGACACCATTACCGAATTAGACGCAATGACTGTGGGTCTACAAACGGAACTGGGCGAAAGCATCGAATCTGTGTATGCGCAAGCCGGTAAAAACGCTATGCGTGCCCAGAATAATATAATGTCGTTTGGTGGCAAAGTTGCTGGGTTTAACGCAGTCGCATTATCCGCAGGGCAACTCAAATCAATAGCATCCACTACTTCCGTAGGTGGCCAACAACTCAACTATTGGGTAAACCGTGAATTCACAAAGGTTATGAAGGACCAGCTAAGAACAGAGGTCATGGCCGGTATGATGAAGGGCGAAGGCTACCAACAATTCGTAAAGAGGTTAGAAGGTAAGTTTAACCAGTTTAGCAAGACCGAATTAACGACATTAGTGAGGACTTATGTGCAAGACGCAAATGTCCGCGCCCAGGTCGACGTTTACAAGGCTAATCCGGATATTGTTAAACAAGTTAAATGGTCTGCCGTATTGGAACCCGGTTATACGAAGACTGGCCGTGGCACGTGTATACGCTGCTCTGTGCTTGATGGTAATAAGTACGATTTTGATGAGCACCCTATGTGTCCTCTGCACCCCCGTTGTCGTTGTATCCTTTTACCGGTTACTGCATCATACCGCGACCTGGGGCTCGATATTGATGAAATAGGCGAGAACTACCGCCCCTACACGATCCGCCCAGATAAGAATATTGATGCTGGTGGGAGGCGCAAGATACTTGAAGTGGGGTTTCATAAGGGTGACTATAGTTCCTTCTTCAAAGGTAAAAGTAAGGGCTTCCAAATGAACCTTATTGGGCCGAATCGTATGAAGTTGTTGGATGAAGGAAAGGTCACGTTTAAACAGCTGGTATCACCAAGTACCGGTCGCCTCCGTACTTTAGATGACCTCAAGTACTACGTAGATGCAGGGTTTCCGAAAGAAGGAGCTATGTATGCGAAGATGACGACTGCTGATAAGGCCGCCATACGTAAACTCCTTGTTGAGAAGGGACCCTACCCTACACCCGTGGCACTTGCACCATTAACAGGCCAGGAAGTGAAGATGCTTGCGTCCGAACTTAATATTAAGACATTTGGTCGTAATCGTGCTGGTATCAGCGATGATATTATGGACTACTATAAGCGTACCGCACTTGACCCACCTACAGTTATCGTACCGAAGCCAGTTATTACACCTCCAATACCTATGGTGGTGACGCAAGGTGAATTAGACGTAATGAGTTGGACTGACTTGCGAAACTTTGGCCGTTCCGTTGGTGTTACTGGGAAACACAATAGGGCGGAGTGGAACCGGCTAATATTGAAAGAGATTGCCGGAACCCCGAAGATTACACCCGTCCCGAAGGTGCCATTACCAGCACCTACCCCGGCCGACTATAAAGCATTGTCATGGACTGATATACGTGCTTATGGACGCGACTTAGGGATTAGTGGGAAGTACAAGCGCCCTGAGTTAGAGGCTTTGATCGAAAAAGCATTAAAGAAAGGTGGTAATCCGGCTTCAGTAGCGAAGATAGTGGATAAAGCAGACGATATAATCGTTGCGAAGCTTACTCCCCAGGATAAACTGATTCGTCAACAAAAGGAATTTGATGAATTCTTTAAATTAGAGGATCAAAAAGGCCGCAAACAGTGGAAGTACCCGGGGTCGCAATTACAATACGACGCGATCCGTTTTGCCGACTCTGCCCCTGCGATAGCACAGCATCAGCGTTTGATGGAAGCGCGCGTAAACTATATGACGTTTTTAAAGAAAGAAGACCCGGAGAAGTGGGTAAAGTATAGAAAGGCCACTCTCCGAAAGCAGTTGAAATTTACATCAACGTATAAGGATGCACCTCCCATTACGGATCCGAAGGTAATCGATGAGATTATCGATATGACACATGAAGGAACCGCGCACATTGATGATGGCTTATTCCTCGAACTTGATCGTGGCGGGTTAAAGATCGAATGGCAACAACTGAGTAAACACGGCACTAACCGTGCTTCTTACTTTGATGGTGGAAATAATATTAGGTTATTCTATTTAGATGATACTGCTGAGATTGTTGGCCATGAGTACGGGCATGCGGTTGATCGGTGGTTAAGTGGTAAAAGTTCGCATTGGGGTTCAGGAGCAGGCAATAAGTGGTCGACCAACATGTTTGTTGATGAGGCCGATGGTGTTAAATACCGTAAACTCTATGATAAGCAGAAGACGAGTGGACTTGGTAACTACAATAAAGGAGATGGGAAGTTCTACAAAGGTAATTGGGTTTCGGACTATGAAGGTCGTATTTATACTAAGGATTCGGTGGGTGAGCAGTTCTGGGCAATGGGGTCGGAGCGTTATACCAAGTACGATGGTTTATTACGTGGTGGTCAATGGGAAAAAATGACTGACGCCGATAAATGGCTTGAATTGTCTGAGATAGCACAGAAGAAGGTAAATAACGCACGTATAATTGGAGATAAAGCAGCCGAGTCGAAGTGGTTTGCGGTAAAGATGGAAACCCGTCAGAATTCGGTACGTTCCGTCCGGGGGGAGAAAGTACCTGACCTTCCAAGTGGTGCGAAAAACGATTGGGCCGCAGAGAGGTCAGGGTGGGCGAAACAACGTAGGTATTATCCCGAGTTTGCTGAGATGCAGGAGCATATATATAAGACGAAATGGGATCTTAAAAATGACGCGATGTGGAAAGATGTGTTGAAGGCAGAAGATGATTATAACGTTAAACAGGGGTTTAAACGGGTTTCGAAGGCAAATACGGATTTCATCGAAGTCCCGGAAGTCGTAAAGCCGCCTGAAGTACCCTGGGAACCTGAAATGACGCCAGGTACTGTAAAGAAGTGGGTAAAGGGTAGTATCTATGAGGATCGCATATTCTATCATACGACCGGACCCGATTTCATGGATGACATAGCCAAGAGCGGTTTTGACGTTGCTTCTGAAGAGGGCATGGCATTCAAGGTATTTGGAGAAGGCGGTTACTTCTCGGCAAATAAGACAACAGCATCGATGTATCAGGACATGCTTGAGGATGCCGATTTCAAAACGTATAGATTCAGGGTTAAGGTAACGAACCCTAAGATCGTAAAGGCCATTCCAGACAATATCGTTAAACAAAACGATTTAATCGATCATATTGGTGGGGAAGTCGATGGGGTGTCGTATGGGGCGCATGTAAACAGTGGAATGACGCGATCTAAGGCATTGGAGAAGGTTTTAAGGGAAAAGGGTTATGATTCCTTACATATCGACATTCCAGACACACATAAGAATTTTGCGAGTATTGGTGGGAACCAGTTACTCGTATTTGACCAAAAGAACATCGTTGCGTTAAAGGGGAAAGGTGTAATAAAGCTGCCACCCTCCGTGCACTTAGACGTTCCTGCGCCACCGAAGGTTGTAACCCCGAAGGTTGTAACCCCGAAGGTCGTAACCCCGAAGGTCGTAACCCCGGAGGTTGTAACCACGAAGGTTGAGTGGAAGCCATCGATGACGAACATCGAGGCCGATAAGTGGGCAGTTAAGAGTACACATGATGAGATCGTCTGGCATGTAACGGGGGACAAAAGCTACGCAAAGATCGCAGATGCTGGGTTTGATACAACGAAAAAAGGACCAGGGTCGTATAAGTTATGGGGAGATGGTGCTTACTTCGGAACCGATAAACGAACTGCGAAAATGTATGAAGACTTGTATGACCAAGATGCACATGCATTTAAAGTTAACGTTAAGAAGACGTATAAGGTTAAAGGTGGAAGAGCCGTTGAGATAGATGACTTTGACTACGAAGGTTCGGCCGAAGATATTGAAGAGGGAATTGAAAGGTCTTTATCAAGGATGATTGCTGACGATGTTGATGCAAAACGTAGGTCCGCCATATTCGACGAGTTATACGATGGTGGTCCCGTTGAGGAACTCGATGGTCGTGTATTACAGCGTTTGCTTGAGGAGAAGGGCTACGATTCAATGCAACTTACGTTGAAAGAGGGAACCGGCGATTTCGAATTCTTAGGTGGAAACCAGTTTATTGTTTTTGACAAAAAGAACGTCGTTGCGTTAAAGGGGGAAAGTGTAGTAAAAGCAGGTCTCGAAGATTTAACTTCGACTAAGTGGCCTGTAGCAGCCGACGATCTCGTAACCAAGAATATTTTAGAGAATCTTCAAACTATTCCTGAAATGAAGTACGTAAAGGTAGGGAAGGTTTTCGATCCGAAACAGAAGTACCGTACCATTATGATTAGCGATAAAGAGGCAATGGGAACCCCGGTGACTATCCCTGGTGGTAAAGAGCACACAGGCATGGCCATCAAGGTGTATAAGAATGGCGATATAGTTGTTGATGAAATATCGTCCGGGCGGCCAGGCTGGGGAACGAAAATGGTCGATAACCTTATCGAGAATTCGCCTTCAGACGCCAAGATTTACGTCCACAACGATTGGTCGGCTGGATGGTGGGACAAGATGGCTGCAAAGTACCCGAAAAACATTATTTTCGATTACGATGAGGGGTTCGGCACCGCAATCAGAAAGGGCGTGAAACCATCGAAGATAGTAGTACCAAAAGTCATTAAACCGAAGGTTAGTGTAACGGGTTTATTGGATGAGGTTGATAAAGGGAAGTACCCACAATATAAACTAACTAATCAGGAAGATGCGTTAATTGACCGCGTATCGAATGATGTATCGGCAGCAAACCGTAAGTACAAGCATGTCAGGAAGAATATTAAAACGGATGACCTTGTTTTCGTAGAGAAGGAAGGTCGGGTTCCGGGAGTAAAGCGTTCGTTAAACCTTTCTCCCGAGGACTTGCAAAAGGAATTGGATAGCAAGCACATCGTAGTGGTTGATCTGGGAGATGGTAAGTACTACACAACTGCTTTCGACGATTCTGAGTTAATGGCGGCCTATAAACGATCTGATATAGACGAGATACGGGTTACTGTGGTAGATCCAAGCGACTTACCGAAGCCAAAAGTTCCGATGGTAAACCGAAGTAGCGAAGTGTTTACGGATGCGAAAAAGCTTCATGCCGATATGGAAGTATTCGTTAAAACGGTTGATCCGGCCGAACGCAGTATTATAGAGACGTATATAAAAGACAGTTCTTCATCTTCGTGGAATGCTGATTTACGTAGTGATATGCCGGCATCGAAGTGGTTAAAATCAAATAGGAGTGAATATGATAATTTTTTAAAGTCGTATTCGAAACTTCCGAAGTACGATGGCGTGTCTTATCGCGGTATATCGTTCGATGATTCGGTTGTTCATAAAAACTTTATTGATGGGTTGGAAGAGGGCGGCATTTTTGTTGAAAAGGGTCTTATGTCAACTTCTTCAAGCCGGTATACAGCGTTAAATTTTGTCGATGAGAGTGAGTGGTCAAAAGGCGTGTTATTTAAGGTTAGGGGAAAGACCGGCCGTCCAATTAGTGAGTTTGTCAAAGAAGGTTATGATGAAAGCGAAATTTTATTCGCACCAAATAGTAAATTTAAGATAGTGAAGAAGTCGAAGGTTGATGGTAGGTGGCAGATTGAACTTGAAGAACTTGATAGTACAGTGGTTGCGAAGAAGAAGGCCGTAGAGAAGGTGGCAGCACCAGATAAAGTAATGGGAGAACAGTTTAAGGCACCGAAGGCACCGGCTATCGATCCAAACACTAATTATACCCGTTCTGGAGATATTTTTATGTATCAGGGCCAGGTTGTCCAGGGTGATGTCGCAAAAAGGTTGAAAGCAATGAAATTACCACCCGCATGGAAGGATGTTGTAATCTCTACCGACCCATCTGCGAAAATCCAGGCGATCGGAACAGCTCGTAATGGGAAGACGCAATACCGGTATTCGGCCGAGCACGTCGCAACTAAGGCACGAGAAAAGTTCGAGCGGTCAAGGTTGTTCAGTGGCAAGTTGGGTACCATACGAGGAAAAGTAGAAGTCGATATTTTGAAGAAGAATCCGAAGGCCATGTTACTTAAATTAGAAGATGAAACCGGTATACGTATTGGTACCAATGCCGACTTAAATGCGAAGACGAAAGCATACGGCCTTACTACATTAGAACATAGACACGCAAAGGTGGTTGGAAACAAGGTTACCCTCGATTTTGTTGCAAAAGAAGGTATAAACGCGCATTATGAAGTTACCGATCGTCACCTTGCTGAGTTCATTAAAGACCGAATTGAAATTTCGAAACCTGGGGAGAAATTATTCCCAGATGTAACGGCGAAGCACCTTAACAAGTATTTAAGAGAGTTATCTGGCGATAAGGCGTACAGCATCAAGGATTACCGAACGTTTCATGGAACCAGGATAGCATTTGAGGAGTTAGAACAATATGCGGGGAAAACGTTGACTGACGTAGAGAAGACGAAAATTATAGAGGAAGTAACGTTAACGGTAAGTAAGTTCTTACACAATACACCCGCGATGGCCAGGAAGTCGTATATCGACCCAATGGTTTGGGATGTAATAGGAGGTTTATAATGGCAAAATACATTACAAAAAAGAGCGAGGACGATTTCCGGGAGTGGCTGAGGTCAATATCGTTTGTTGACAAAACCGGAAAACTCCTTCCACTTAAACTTACTGAAGACGATTCGCCTGACCCAGAGGGGGACCGCGAACAAAACGAATAATGTTGTAGTCTAAGATAAGAGGTACGATATGATTAAAGAAGTTTTAAAAGTGAAAGATATAACAGTTCCACAATGCAACTCATGTAAGCATTACGATGGTGTTAAAAAGGGTATCGTTGTATGCCCCGCGTACCCTGGTGGTATCCCAGATTCAATACTTTTTAACAGAATGATCCATGACCGAATTTATCCAACACAAAAAGGAAAGTACTTATGGCGTCAAAAGTAACGCGACAAAATATTGGAATAAAAATGCATGGCGAGGCCGATGGGTATATCGAGTATTCGGATACACAGAAGAGCCCTGAGGTGTCGTTTAACGTTGTTTTGAATAATCGCCCGGTAGGACGTAGGGCGGTTATTAGGTACTTAACAACGAAGCGTGAGTTTTTTATTCCTTTTCGTTCAGACATCACCGATCAATACCGCGAAGAAACACATGTTCCAACTGTAAATATCGACATCTTCGAACAAGCACTTAACGAGCTTGGCTCCGCAGTTGGAATTTTCCTCATTGAGTAGTCTTATTTAACAATTCCTTGAATGTTCCTATTGATCTCTATTAAACAATCAGTAGTATTCCTTCTAAACGTAATTAAAACGCAATTAAGGTTTTATTAAGATTGTTTTCGCCCAGAAGGGCCACGCACCATTTTCTTGATGGATGTGAAATCCACTTTTTTTGAAAGGAGACGTGAAGTCATGAAGTACAAAACAGTTGTAGATGCAGATGGCAGTGTGATTGGTATTGCGATGGACTCAAAAGGGAACCCCATTGTTATTCAAGAGAAGGCGGGACCTGACGGAGGCGACAAAGAGATTGGGTTAGATGCAATCCATTTGTTTTCAAAAGTACCGACATTGCAGGAAGAGGCAAAAGGACATCGTCTGAAGGCGAAGGGTTACAAAGATTTCATGGACGTATTGGAAGAGGCCGAGGTTGACATTTCCGATGTTTCGCTTTTTAAATCATGGATGGACGAGGCAACCGGCGCCATTGGCACCGTAAAGAACCTGGATGACAAAAAGCTTATTGACGCGAAAGAGGTTGAGACGATTAAAACGCAAGCAGTCGAAGCCCATGAGAAGCGCGTTAAGGAAATGGAAATTAAACACCGGAAAATCCTGGACAAGTCGACCGAGCATTCAGTTGGGCTCGAAGACATGCTTTTCGATTTAATGGTATCTCAGAAGTTTACAACGTCCAAATTTGTGGCCGACAAACTGAACATGCCTCCGAAGGTTGCCAGAGCATATTTCGGTGGGAACTTCAAAGTTGAAAAGGGTGAAGATGGTAAGTACCACGTTATTTCGTATTGTAACGGGGAAAAACTGTTTTCGGAAGAACGAGTTGGAGAAGCACCCGACTTTGAGGAAGCCATTGGACTTCTCGTGGCCCGTGATGATGACCGCGATTCGTTGATGGTCGGTGCGGGGCAGGGTGGAAGCGGAGCAGGTGAAGGTAAACCAGGACAGGGTGGTGGTGGACAATCAAACCAGAACCCCTGGATTCGCGGAACGTATTTTAATTTAACCGAACAAGGCCAGATTTTGAATACCGACCCACAGAGGGCGGCGCGTATGCAAGCAGAGGCGGCAACCGTCAATGCCAACAACGCAAAGTAAGTAGTTTTTCCTCGGGTTGGTCGTTTGCTGACCATAACTTTAAACACTAATATAACTTTAAAAGGAGAATGATTATGCCCGGAACAGGATCGACCCGAGTAGCTGATATTCTGGTTCCCGCAGTATGGATCCCGTATGTCGAAGAAATGACCACTTACACTTCCCGTTTAGTTCGTAGCGGGATCGTCGTCCCCGACACGAAGCTTGATGTCTTGGCTTCTGCGGGTGGCAAACTCATCAACATGCCTTTCTTTCAGGACCTGACCGGAGATGATGAAATCCTCGGTACCGGTACCGGCGGAACGAATAGTTCCCTGACCCCCGACAACATGTCAACCGCCAAGGACATCGCGGTACTGCACATGAGAGGTAAAGCATGGGGCGTTGAGGACATCGCGGCTGCCCTGGCAGGCGCCGACCCGATGGCTGCCCTCGGTAATATGGTTGCCGATTTCTGGAACCGTAAAGAGCAGGCATTGCTCATTAAGACCCTGACCGGCGTCTTCGCAGCTAATGCGGCTTCCAACAGTTCCGACCTGATCAATGACGTTTCCGTTGGAGGTGGTAGTACCGCCGCAACCGCAAACAAGATCAGTGGTGACATCGTCATTGATGCAATGACAAAACTGGGTGATGCGGCTAATAAGCTGACCGCCCTGTGTATGCACTCTGTGCCGTTCAGTCGGTTACAGAAAAACAACCTCATTGACTATGTCGAGGAATCCGACGCGAAAGTGAAGATTCCTTATTACATGGGTAAAGAGGTCATCGTGGATGATACCTGCCCGGTAACCACGGGTGGTACCTCCGCCGCCTATACCACTTACCTGTTCGGCCCTGGCGCGATTGGTCGAGGTAATGGAGCGGCCCCGGTCCCGGTTGAAACCGACAGGAATTCCCTGGCAGGTGTTGACCTTCTGATTCACCGGCGCCATTTCCTCCTGCACCCCCGTGGAATTCGTTTTAACAGTTCCTCGATTGCCGGACAGAGCCCGACCAATGCCGAAATGGCAGAGGCCGCACAATGGACGCGGATTTACCAGCAAAAGAATATCCGCCTTGTCCAGATCGTAACAAACGGATAATCGGTGGTTGAACTGATTGTCGTTCTACCTCCTTCGTATAGGAGCGGGTTCTGCCCGCTCCTTTAACTAAGGTCCGACTCAGAATCTAAAGGCAAACCACAGTCGTCGGTTTGCCTTTTTTTTTGGTAAAAGATACGTATACTAAATAGAAAGGAGAAACAATATGGGTGCTGCCACTTTTGAAGCATATGAACGCGACAGACAAAACGCGATTAAAGCGAAGGCTGCAGAGGAAGATGAAGACAAAAAGGCTGCAGTGAAGAAATCCAGGAAAGCACGTAGTGCGAGGCGGGTTAAACCCGATGTTATTGGAAACTACGACAAATAACCGGAGGTACACATGTCATTAATTGTTGAAGATGGAAGCGTTGTAGACAACGCAAACAGTTACAATACCGTAAGTTCCGCTGGAACCTATATGGATAACCGTACAAGCTCGACTTGGACGTCGGCAAGCACCGATGAAAAGGAAAAGGCATTGTACGAGGGTGGCATGTACCTCAATTCTTTGAATTGGAAGGGTTCGAAAACGGAGCGGGACCAATCGATGGAATGGCCTCGTGCAAACGTGTACGATAACGATGAGTACCTGTACCCAACGAATGTTGTCCCACAAAAGGTGCAGGATGCACAAGTTGAGGCTGCCATTGAATCCCTGGCGGGTTCGGACCTCTTCCCAACAGTTACACCCGATTCCAAGATTAAACGGAAGAAGGTTGATGTGTTGGAAAAGGAATTTTTCGGTAGCGCATCTAACGGGCGAACAACGTTTACCGTTATTGATGGTTTGCTGAAGGGCTTTTTACAATCCGGAACTATTTTAGCGAGGTCTTAACATGGCAACCGATTGGGCTGCAGAAGCACTGGGTGCTTATAACGACATCAAGGAAGATGGGGTCGCGGTAACGATTCGTAAACATACGTATACTACCTATGATCCCAAAACGGATGCGGCAACGGGTGGGACCATTGATTCTACTGATACGTATTGCCTCATTACTGCGTTTAAAGATGGGTATAACGAAGATGTAAAAGCGCAGAGCCAGTTGAAAGATAAAACGTCAGTTAAACGGGGGGACCGAATGTTGTTGGTGGCAGCCTACGGTTTGTACGACATTGCTAATCCACCCGAGAAAACCACGTATGACATTGTATTCCAAGATAACATCCACACAATTGTCGCAGTTGAGGTGGTTGAACCAGGTGGGTATCCAATACTTTACCGAGTACACGCGAGGCGCTAATGAAATTAATTAAGGGTCCGAAGCGGTTAAAGGGCGATCCCATCGAAACGAGCATTCAAAAGGATGCTAAAGCATTTTCTGCGTCCTTATTGAATCTTGCTAAATTTTGTACAAAGAATTTTGAGGCCATCGTTACGAAAACTGTTATTGACCTGTTTGCGAAGATCGTTGAACGAACGCCAGTTGATACAGGGCGGGCAAGAGCGAATTGGGCATTGGCAATGGACGTGAATTCCCCAGAGTACGCAGATCTAACAGATGCCGCCGACTGGGAATACGAAACGGAGGATGGAACGACGATTTGGATTTACAATAACCTTGTTTATATCGAAGCACTTGAGGAAGGGCATAGTGAGCAGGCACCTATTGGTATGGTAGCCATTAGTCTCCAGGAGTTTACGACCTTCCTTACAAATGCGGCCGATAAATTATCAAACGTTGTGGAGGCAAAATGACACCTTTAGAAATAAGAGACGAAGTCGTTAGTCGTATTGCCGATAACTACGATCGTACACCTATTTCCTGGCCTAACCGTACGTTTGACCCCGATGTAGAGGCGCCGTTAGGACATTGGATAAGACCTACGATTATTTTCGGGACTACAGAGATGAGCGAACTTGGTACCGATGGAGTAGGGTTCAGGTATGGGGTGCTTAAAATACAAGTTTTTGGACCGAAGGGAAAAGAGAGTAGGGAAACCTGGACAAACGCGGGAAGTTTGGAAGGGTTATTTCGCCGAGAAGTTATTGATGGAATCATTTTTGATGAACCCAGCACTAATGAGATTGGCAATAGTGAGAAGTTTTATCAACTTGCCGTAGACGTACCGTTTATGGCGTTTGTGGGTGAGTAAAAGGAGGAAGCCGGGATGGGTAAACTTAGAATTAAGAAACAGAGTCCGAAGTTTTACAAAAGTATTGGAATCACAGCATGTATGATCGTAAAGAACGAGGAGTCAAACATACGGAGATGCCTCGATTCGATTCAATGGTGCGATGACATCGTTATAGTCGATACGGGAAGCACCGACAAAACGATGGACATTATACGGAAGGATTATCCAAAAGTCCGCCTCCAGGAGTTTCCGTGGGAAGGCAATTACTTCAGTAAGTGTCGTAATGTCGCACTAAAGATGGTTAAAACTAATTTTACGTTGATCATCGATGCTGATGAAGAGTTTACGTTTTTAGAAGGGTCTTCCCCCGAAACCTTGAAAGGGGAATTCCTTAAACTCCCGAAGAACATGGTTGGGTGTGTTAAAATTGAATTAGAAGACATGGTAAAGGGTAAGATCGCGGCGACGTTCAAACCCGCAAGGTTCTTTTCGGGGACGTCGAACCTGCGGTATAAGTCGACGATCCATAATGAACCAGTATTCACCGGGAAAGCCGCAGTATGTGGTGGGATTAAAATTCTTCACTATGGGTATGACTTGAATCGTGATGAGTCAAAGGTAAAGGTTGACCGAACTGTTAGCCTCCTTAAAAAGAAGTTAGACGCAAATTCCGACGATTTCGAAGCAATGTTTTATTTAATGCAGATTTATTCGGCCTACTTGGCGTACCAACGACCCGAGAAGACAATGGAATGGGCGGAAGCGTACTATGACCGCCTTGAGGACATGGACCCCGGGAAGGTTAGGCGAAATATATTTTATTCGGCCACCGAAACTTCAAGACGGATAGGGGACTTCGACGCGGCTAAACGGTGGTGTGTCGAAGGTAAGAAACGTTTTTCGAAAGACCTTGATCTAAACTATACCATCCTTTTGCTCGGTATTGATTTAAAGGACCCGGTCATGGTTATCGAAGGGGCGCAGTCTTACATTAACCGGTATAGAGAAATGGATGCAGACCCACTCGTTCAGTCAACCGGGTTTGTGTTTACAAAGAAACCATTGAATTTGATGAATGCGTTTCATAAACTTGGTTTAATGAGAATTCAAGAGGGAATTCAATGTTTAACGTATATGGACAAGATTTTAGCCACCGCGCCCGTAGATGCGAAGTTGAGTATACTGGGGAATGTCAAACGCGAGTTGTCTGACATTGGTTGCGAAAGTCTTTCGGGGCGAATTTTTAACTCCGATAAAATAGTTTAAAACTTACAACATTAATTTAAGGAGGAATAAAGATGTCATGCGAAAACATAGGTATAAGTCGAAATCAATCTGTATTTGCTGTTAAGGAAACGACCTGCGGGACGCTGAAGTTTCCCTCGGCCATTGATTTCATCCGCCCGGCGGGTCTTGCGTTGATTAACCAAGTTCCGGAATTTTCGAATTCCGAGGAATTGAGAAATTCGTTAGACGTTCTCGATCAGTTCCAGAATCAAATACCTCCCGGAGATTGGTCTCTCAACATGTATGCCCGTCCGGCCGCCACTATTGGAGGTACACCGCAGGGTGATGCACTTTTCCAATCTTGGCAGGGAAGTTTGAATCCCGCAACCGCAGGTTCGTTAACAGCTGCCGCCGATACGTCTGCGTTAACGTTGACTTTCGATGGGTTAACTGGTGGCGAAATGCCAAACCGAGGCGTCATCCTTTTAGATGCTGAGTATGTTAAATACACCGGAATCATGCGTGCCTCGCAAACCGCCGTTGCTGGTACATTGACCGGATGCGTTCGTGGGTATTTCGGTACAACCGCAACGAACTATGCGGACAACGACGACATCGATTTGAGTTCCAGGTTTTACAAGCAAGCCGTTGATAGTCCCTCTTTTTCCTTATGGATTAAGACCGACCACTTCTTGCAGGGTTTAAGCGGTTGTTCGGTATCGAATGCAGTTATCGGTGTGAACAACGAGGGCGCAGTAACGTTTGCGATGAATGGACAAGGAATGCAGATGGTGTTTGCTGGAAAAGACGCAATGGCAAGTACCGCATCGTCCGGCGCAACGTTGTTAACGATTAGTGATGCTGATAGGTTCAGTGTTAATGCCCGCATTGAGAATTCGACGGGTCCCTACACGAATGGCGTTGCTGGTTATACCATTGCCAGGGTAGACCGCGATAACAACCAAATCGCAGTAACCCCGGCAATCTCAGCAGATTGGGTTGAGGACGATATCGTCCAGGGTTATCTTCCTTCTGCTACCGTTATTGGGTCTCCGATTGAAAGCCGTTATACTTCGATCCTTATCGACGAGGTTGTTGGTAAGTTCCGAAGTAACGATTTTACCTTTGATGTTCCGAAAATGTATATCGTCGATGAAGTGGGTAATGATTATCCCGATGGTTTCGTCGAGGATGTTCGTAACATTACCTCGGATTTAAACATTTATTTCCGGGCAGCAGATGCGAAGTACTTCACCCTGGGTTTGAATTCCTACGAGGTTCCAATCAATATTACGTTTGGACGAACTGCCACCTCAGCCGATTACAGGGGAATTGATTTATACCTTAAAAAGTGTAAGTTACAGACTCCGGAAATTTCGGGTGATGGTCCAACGCTGGCCTTGAGTATGGGGTTGACTGCACTTGGTACCGTTGGTGAAGATTCGGCCGAGTTAGTATTTAATTAATCGTCCTTTTAACCCGGCTCAAAGGGCGATTTTAGTGGGATAGGTTCGCGGACTGATAAGGGGTGAATCCCGGCACCCCTTCCCACTTTTTTTTCATTTTCCGGGCAATAAACGGGAGATATTACAATGGGATTAAAATTTAAGGAAGAAGTTATTCAATTTCGGTTTACCTGGGACGAGGGCGGAGATGAAGAATGTTTTTTCGTCGTTAAGCAGCCTTCCCCACGCGACTTCACCCGCCTTACAGACCAAAACACCGTATCTGAGTGGGACGCGCCAAAATCTCTTGGCAAAAAAGCGAGGATGCAGAATCAACAGCGGTTTACGAAACTCAACCACGAAGGTTTCATGGATGATAAGGTTGACTTTTTGATAGTTGACTGGGGTGTTGGAGCTGCCGACGGAACACCACTTCCCTGTACCAGGGAAAACAAAATTAAGTTCGACAAAGGGCGGTCCGATATTACGTCTTGGTTGTTTGAGAAACTCGATTCCATTTCGGAAGATGCTGAGGCAACGGAGGATGAGGACGAGGGAAAGTAATTACGTATCTTGATTGGACAAAGGCGGGCAACGTTACTTGTGAAGAGTGTGACGAAACCTGGGACGGTGACCCGCCTTGTAGTGAGTGCGCCAAACCTGACGAACTTCAAGGTACGAATCTTTTATGTTGGCGCTTATGGAAACAATTAAGTCACAGGGATAGGCCTCCAGGGTACGGAATTGCACCTATACCAACGAAAACGATTGCCGATGTGTGTGAGATATACGGTCTTACCATAACGGAATTTGAACGAATTAGTCTAATTGAGAATTACATGTACGATTGGTTAGTTGTTAAATATCAACAACAACAACAATCAGGGGGAAACAATGTCAGGTCTAAAGATACCAGTAGATACAAAGGAAGGGGTGAGAAACCTCGACAAACTCGAACAAGGGTTTGAGGACGTTGGCGACGAGGCAAAAAAGGCCGAGATGAAGGCAAAAGGTTTTAAAGGGGCATTGGCGAAGATCGGAAGTCCCTTAAAGAACTTGATTAAAGGATTCGGCGGGTTAAAGATGGCTATAATTGGCCTCATGGGTAGCCTCGCCCTGGGTGGTCTTATAAAGTCGTTTATGGATGCCAAAAAAACATCGGAAGCATTTAACCTCAGATTGACAATACTATTGGGTAGTGCTGAGGCTGGGGCAGAAATGTTTAAGCGTATGTCCACTTATGCAAGTGAGGTTCCCTTCGAATTTGAGGCAATTATGAATTCGGCTACGAACCTCGCAGGTGTAATGCAAGGTGGTATCGATGAAGTGTCCGAGTGGATACCCTTGATTGGTGATTTGGCGGCAGCAACCAATATGACTATGGAAGATACTACTGGGCAGATTATTCGTATGTATTCCGCAGGTGCTTCGGCAGCCGATCAATTCCGTGAAAAAGGTGTGTTGTCGATGTTGGGGTTTACCGCAGGTGTCAAGTATTCGCTTGAAGAAACCAGAACGAGGTTGAAAGAAGCATGGACGGAACCTCAGTCTAAGTTTGCCGGGGCAACTACTGCAATGGCGAAGACCTGGAGTGGTATGATGAGTATGCTCGGTGACAAATGGTTTGAGTTTAGAAACATGGTCATGGATTCTGGTGTTTTTACGTTTATAAAGACGGGTCTTAAAGCAATCGTTGACTTATTTGAAGAACTGAAACAAAAAGGGGATATGAAAGAATTTGCAGAGCGCATGGGTAAAAATGTTCTTAGTGCACTTGAAGGAATCGTAAAGGGTGTTGCCTTTATGATGGATGCGTTTAATGGACTGAAGATGGTGTGGTTGGGACTTGAAGCCGCATGGCATGGGGTTTCTGGCGTTATCCTTGTTGGTGTTTGGGCAATTTCGCGAGTGATTTCAGACCTGTTCGGTCTCCTTGAGGGAAAGTTTCTTAAATTGGGAAAAGTCCTATCCCTGTCAGGGAAGTACCTGGGGAACCCCTTAACAAAAGCACTCGGGGACGCAATCCTGGATTCCGTAGAAGTGTCGAAATCATTCGATGATATTGCTGACTCCTCTGCGGCAATGGCGGATGAAGCATTCCGTAGTATGGAAATTACGTCTGAACAGTTGGTTAACCTCGCAAGTGAGGAAAGCTATTACGATAAAATCAGTGGTTTCGTTGACAATATTTATAAAAAGATTGAAGCAACTTCTAAAATTGAGATTAAGCCGTTTATCCCCCCGACTCTAACGGAACCAACTAAGAAAAAGGAGGTTTCAAAGAGTGACCAATCCCTCCGAACTAAGTTTGACAAGGCTTACGATGAAGCAACGTTGTCCAGGTATGACCTTGAAATAAAAAAACTCGATGAACTAACTGAAGCATACCTCAACGCAGGGGTTGAACGGGCAAAAGTCGAGGAATGGCATGCGATTAAGAGGTCTAAAATTCTTACTGACCTTGAATTACAAATCGAGAAAATCGGGGCATCGATGGATGATGCTTTCGCGGGTGGTATGGTTGATGCATTTGAAGGGTTTTTAACCGGAGCAAAAAGTGCGAAAGAAGCGTTTAGTGAATTTGCTACGTCATTCACAACCGATATTTTAAAAATGATCGCAAAACAGGCTATCCTCAATGCCTTACAATCTTCAAGTGGTGGCAGTGGTTATGGTGGTCTTATTACGGGTGTTTTAGGTGCGATTGCAGGGAAAGCAGATGGTGGTAATGTTTACAAAGGAACACCTTATATCGTTGGTGAAAAGGGACCCGAAAGGTTTATAAGTGATCGTGGTGATTCTGCTGTAGTTGGTGCAGGCGGACCCGAGGGGTTTTCCCCTAAGTCGAAGGGGCGCATTATTCCGAATGGTGGTGAAGCACCCGCACCGAAGGTTACGATTGCGAATATTATTGACCCTTCTATGATGTCTGATTATTTAAATAGTTCCGAAGGCCAGGATGCAGTTATAAACGTTATTGCAAGTAACCGAGAAAGTTTAGGACTATAATATGCCCGATATATATCTTACAATACGACCTAAGTCTCAAAACTATAGCCATATCTGGAAAACCGAGATCTTAAAGACGGTTAAGGGCGAAGAGACGAGGTCTGCTCTATTCACGTGGCCACGGTTAGATACCAAACTTGATTTTATTGGTAACGACGGATCCAAAACTAATTGGTTCCGTCGTTACCTCTTCAAAAACAAGCAAAAGGTATGGGGTATACCGATATGGCATGACTTAACCCCACTTCGGGCCGATGCCAACGTTTCCCAACTAAATGTAGCAGTAACCGAAACGGAGAATCGTCATTTTTATAAGGGACGAAACGCAATCCTTATCAATAAGAATGATTTTACCGATTATGAGGTTATTACGATCAATACCGTGAGTGGTACGACGATTGGTGCAAGTGATTTACTTTCAGATACCTGGGATAAGGATACTACGTACTTTATGCCGGTTTACGACTTTCGTCTTGGTAGTGGTTTTGATATAAAGCGGTTTAACACAAACTCCGATACGTTAACTTTAGATGCCGCGGAAGACATGTCTGCTTTAGTAGCTTTCAGTTATACAACACCCACTATTGGCGCTACTTACTTAGGGCACCCGATTTTCGAATTTGTGGTTCAGGCCTCCAAAAGTCAAGGTTTTATTCACCCGAATCTTGTCATTGGTGGTATCGGTAAGTCGTCTGTAGAGTCGTGGTATGATGATGACGATACGCACCTTGTAAATAAGTTTAGCCTTGTCGCAGATGGGCGGTCTACTATATGGGATATTCAAAATTTCTTCGATCATCGATTGGGGAAGTACGATAGTTTTTGGATGCCCTCATGGAACCAAGACCTTGTCCCTACGGCAGCCGTAACAGAAGGAGCAACGTTAATCGATGTTGCTGACTACGATTACGATACCTTGTTTGTTGAGAATGACATTATAAATAGGCACTTGTTTATTGGCCTTCCCAACAGGTCTTACGTATGCCGAAAAATCGAATCGGCTACTTCCACTACAATCACACTTAGCGCTGCTATTGGAACCGCGTTAAGGGTGAACGACCTTAACCGTACGTTATTTAGTTTCATGACATTTTCGAGGTTTAATGGGGACCGATTAGAACTTGATTTCGTTAAGGGGAACGTTGCGAATATTAACCAATCGACCCATGGACTATTGAAGGAGGCGTTGTAATGGCACTTTCCGAGTCTTACTATGAGAAAGACCAGGCTAATAAACGAAAGCCGGTTGAAATTTATCGATTCTGGAACGATTCGTTGGACGCAGCCTGGTATTATACTTCGGGCGATTCGAATTTCGTTTACCCTGCTACTGGTGGGGCTACTTACGAAGCCGCAACGTTTAAGCGGTCAAGGTCAGCATTCCATACAGATCTTAACATTTCGAAAATGACAATTGACGTTTCGAGGTTAAACCCTGCATTTTCAAACTACTTAACGCAACCCATGCCCGAAATGATTTGGATTGAGGTTGCGAAGTTGTTCCGGGACCAGGACCCACTTGAAAAACGTGTCATATTCATTGGTCAAGTAGCGAATGTAAAGTATAATGGAGTTAAGGGGACTATTGAATGTCACGGTTTTGAAAAGTTTTTAAAGATGAAGATACCCACGATGCGGTATCAACCTACTTGTAATCTAAAACTTTATTCCGACCAATGTGCTGTTGCCTTAACGTCTTATGGGGGAACCGTTTCAGCCATTGAATCCATTTCGTCAAATGGCCTGCAGATAACGGATTCTGCTTTTAGTGGAGAGGACGATGGATACTATACGTTAGGTTACATAAAGTGGGGAAACTATAAACGTACTATCACTAACCATGTTGGGTCTGTGATAACGATTCAATTCTATATACCGGGGTTAATTGGTGGGGAAGACATTTACGCTGCGCCAGGGTGCAACAAATCGATGGATGCCTGCCGGGACAAGTATAACAATCTTGGTAATGGCGACCTTGACCGGTTTTTAGGATTCCGGTATATGCCTTTTGATAATCCGGCAACCTGGGTGAACTAATGCCAGACTATAAATGGTTTTTCGAAGATTTAGATAACGAAAGTGCTTTAAAGGGCGAACTCGATTCCTGGGTGAACACCCCGTATAAACACTTTACCGGGGTTAAGCAACGTGGTTGCGATTGTATTCATTTAGTTGTTCGATCGTTTCGTGCTGTGGGTGCCGACCATGGCCGTTTAATTCGCATCCCGCGGTATCAACCCGACTGGCATCTTCACAATGGTCGGTCTTTGTTGTTAGAAGGGATGACCGAACAATATAATTGTGAACTCGTTAAAGTTGACCCAAACTTACTAATGAATGGCGACGTAATTTTGTTCAAATGGGGTAAGCATCCGGCACATGCCGGCATTTATTTCAACGGGGAGGTATATCAGGCGTTGACCGGTTTACGAGTTGAAAAGCGCGTTTTAAGGGATTTGGATTTTTATAATCGAATGGAATACGTTTTAAGGATGAGGTACTAACTATGAGTATGGGGCAGATAATAGGTGGTGTTGCAGGCGCAGTAGTTGGTTACTATATTGGTGGTCCGACTGGGGCCATTATGGGTGCTAGTATAGGTGCAGGTCTTGGTGGTATCGTAGATCCTTTAGAAGCCGATGTACCTTCTTCTGGTCAACCCGATATTGCGAATTTAGATCTGACCCCTGCGCAGGAGGGCGCAGTCATTTCCGATTTTTTGGGTACGACTAAAACTGCAGGGAATATCTTCTGGTATGGGGAAGGCCACGTTGAGGATGTAACTGAAAAACAAGAAAGTGGTGGTAAAGGCGGTGGGAGTTCAAAAGAGGTTGTAACGGGATACGAGTATTTCCTCTCATGGGCGGTAGGACTTGCGGTAGGTCCCATTGATGAACTTTATACCGTTTTTGCGAACGATAAAGTGGTTTGGAAGGGTAATCTATTACGCTCGGATGCAGTAGACGGGAAAACAACGATTACGTTAAAGAACATGGGATCGATGACTCTTTTTTTTGGTGGAACCGACCAAGTGGCCGACGACACTATTGGGGGAGTAGTTGGTGCCGATCAAAACCCGTCATACCGTGGACTTTGTTGGGCGTTCTTTAACGACTGTAGTTTAGGCAGTTATAATCGGGCTCCTACTGTTCGTTTCGTTATGAGGAAAACCCCGGAATTTGCATTCAATGCAAACCATATAATCGACACCTACGATTATAACCCTGCGCATGCGATTTGGTATATCTTATCCCAGCAATGTCAACTAAGCACCGACTGGTTAAACGAAACGAAATTTTCAGATTTTGCAAATGCGTTATATAACGCAAATGAAAAACGTGGTACATCGATATTATTCAAACACGATTCTGCTATAACGTACGTAAACTCCATCCTTCAGCACGTCCAGGGTATAATGCCGTATGGTGACGACACCGGGCAGTTCGAACCCGATTTACTTAGGAGTACCATAGCTGCGTCTGATATGGATTTAGTAACAGATGAAGATTGTTTGGAACCCCCTGACATTACGTCGATCTCATATGCCGATACCTTTAATGACCTCAAGGTTCAGTATAGCCAGATCTACGATTTCGCACATGGTGGTGAGGTTACGGGCTTTACGTGATATGACCCATCCGACACCTTCTCCGGGGCGGGAGGGCAACAACCAAGCGTAGAGAAATGGCAAACCTTTTATGTTAACGATTTAGCAAGTGGTGGGTCTGCGACGAACTGGCCCCTATTAGATGGCAATGGTCGTCTTAATTGGGTAGGTGCAAAAACGGCCGAAGACGAAGGGGAGGAAACCTTTAGAACCATAAGTAAGTGGAATTTTTATACGGGGCAGGAAAGTTACGAAATGGTTGCAACATTCGATTACGATTCGCTTGTTGTAAATGGTGGTTCCGCCGATAACTTGCCACTATTTAGATTTGGACTTACTGAAGAACGAAACGATTCGTACGCCGCGAATACTTACGACTACGTTGAGATACGAAAAAATGGCGATGGCGCTCTTTCTATTTTTTTTAAATCGCAAAGCTCCCAGTCCCATAGTCACCTCGTAACAAGTTATCCCGATCATTGGCCGTTAACGATTAAAATTAAAAGGGAAGTTCACCCGGAGAGTGCAACGCAATTTAAAACGGGATTCCAATGGTTTGACAATGTGACAGGGAAGTGGAAAGATGACGATGGGGTTGAAGATGCTACCTGGTGGGGACTTTATTATAAAAGTGAACCAGTATTCGCTTATTTTGATTTTTCGACGTATTGTGTATCTGGCATTACCTCATGTTCTGTCAATGGTGGTGTAACTGATTTTGAAGTTACTGCGGGGGGCATTCATTGTCCCAGGTTCGGAAGTGACGCACTTCCATACATAAGCGACGATTTTAATCAAAGTGCTGCAACGTTAGATGCCTCGAAGTGGGATTCAAGTGTAAATCCAGTAACGATAGTTGATAACAAATGTAGTCTTTATACTCCAGGGGGAACAAGGGCGTTTACTCCAAAGTGTACCGTAGCAGGGGATTTCGATATTCAAGTGGACTATTCAATAAAATCGGTGTTAGAGGCATCAAATGATACTTTTCAGTTTGGAATAAAATACGATGCGTATGCAAATTACGCCGAGTTTTGTGATGTATACGTAAACTACGCCAGTAATGCTGCACATTTTTCAGTATGGGGTGCATCGCGGCACAGTGGGATTTATCAGTCTGCCGAGACGGCGGGTGTAACGTTGGGTGGAAAACTTAGAATGAAGCGAACTGGTAAGGATTTTGTGATCTCGGCCTACACCCCGGTCGGTGGTTGGGAGGTACTACACTCACGCAATAATATTGATTTAGTAGATCAGCAACTAACGTTTTGGACCTATACGGGTCCACCTTATAGTAATGCATGCGACGCATATTTCGATAATCTCACTTGGAATTCTGGTACGATTTTAGGTGGTTGTATCGCAAATGATGGTGTCGGAGGTTCGTTGGCCATTGATATCCGCCAGGCCTCGGTCCACGCAGAAGACATGGGGAACAAGGAAACGATGAATCGGATTCGCCATAAGGATTCGAGGATGATGCTGTTTACAAACGACGACAATGCACGGTGGGGTGCAGCTCAAAATGTCCGAACTCTCAGCGTTCCCCTTCGTACGATTGGTATGAAGATGGGTCGTCGTGGCCTTCTTTTTATGCCAGGAACGAACTTTAGGTATACCTCGGAAAAGTACGGGATAACCGAAGAAATTATATTTAAAACATTGAACGTTAAGGAAGGAAACCTTGGAAGGGAAGAGTTTTTTGTAAATGCGATTGAAGATGCGAACTATTTAACGCAGATCGTAAACGTAAGTGAGGCCGATAGATCTGGGACAAAGCTCAATCAATTTTTATTAGATGTGAAAGAACCTGCGATTACCGAGGCCCCTTATTCGCTGGTTGGTGAAAACATGTACCTTCTCCCACTTGTTAGCCGACAGAATGGTAACGAATTGGGTTACCACCTTTACATGTCAACCGATGGAACGAGCTACACTAAACAAGGCAGTTTCAGTAAGTTTACAACGGGGGGGTCATTAACCGATGCCCTGCCAGTTAGTAAAGCCGTATTAGATAACGTAAATACTTTAACAGTTGATTTCGATAGGGATTCCGATGCAGCTAATATTGAAACCATTTCAAGGGCAGATATGTTGTCAGGGAAGAACCTCGGTCTTTTAATAACGAGTGCAGGGACCGAAGAAATCATCACATTTGACACGATTTCCCCGACGACTGGGATTACGGGTCGATATGAAATGACCGGATTATACCGAGGTCGATTTGATACGGAGCAAATAAACCATAGAGTGAACTCAAAGTTCTTCTTTTTGGGTGTTTCGTTTCCGATAATAAACATGCCAGGGTTGTTCAAAGGGAATAGCCGAATTTTCAAGTTTATCTATTACAATTCATTGGAAAGTGGGGAGATTGCTGATGCGGGGACAGTCCCCTACGAGGTTGAGGGACGTGCTTGGACCCCTTATGCCCCAGGGAATTTCCGGTGTAATGAAACGTCGCCAAACACACCAGGAGGTGCCGTATATGTAACCCCAATTTCATTAAGTTGGGACCCCGACGTTCGTGGTCAAGGTGCAGGGAACCAAGATCCCGACGTAGTGGTTGATGCTTTCCCCGTATGGGAAGGCCTTTTTGAAGTATTAGCAACTATTGGTTCTACCGTTGCTTTTACCGACACCGCCATCGACGCACTTACAGCGGCCTATACCGACGGTCAAGTTAAAGCGTGGAATGGCGGGACGTTGCCAGATGAAATAACATTTAAGTTGACGAACTACATAACAACGGATGGTGTAAAGTATGAAAGTCCTTACAACACTTTAATAGTCAATAAGGAATAAAATATGTCTACTTCGACGAAATATGATTGGGATCTAACAAATTATGGAACCGTTGGTTGGAATGGTATTTTACAGAGTTTCCAGGTAGGGGTTGATGAACAACTCAATACTTACATTAGTGGGACCCTCGGCGCAACCATTGATAAAGATGAGGTGCTTTATCTGGATTCCGACGGAACGTTTAAAAAGGCGCAGGCTGCAGTAAGTAAAATCCCAGCAATGGGAGTTGCGATTGAAGCCGGTAATAGTGGTGAGAACGTTCGTATGCGAAGACTTGGTCCCTACGCACCCAGTGGTGCAGCATCTGCCATGACCCTCATTACGGGTGGCAAGATATACGTTGATGCAACAACCCCTGGAATGTGGACCCAAACGAAGCCTACGGCTTTTTCACAAGCGATTGGTAGGGTGTTGGACGCGGATAACGTTTTTATATGGATTGAGGATTTGAGTCCGATCCATTTCGGAACCGCGGCAGCCGCCTCTATTGCTGCGTCTGATTACCCAGATGGAACACTTTACTTTCAATATACTGCATAATTTAAGGGGACTAACTCATGGCATATCTGTCCGGGTGGGCCGAAGATAAACGTATCGAACTTACTATCGATTCTTCGAAAGTAAGTACTGGTTTGACTGATTTTCCTGTAATGGTGAAGTTAAGTGCAAGTGCTGGTATAGGTGGCGAAGACCTTACCGCCGTGTTCGATGAACTTGGAAGCGAAAGTAAAAAGATTGCCATTACGACTTCTGGTGGTACTACCCAGTGTTACGCAGAGGTAGTGTATTGGGATGAAACTGGGGAGGATGCAATACTTTGGACAAAAGTCCCGGCCGTTTTAGCAGCGACTGACACGAGCCTTTACCTCTATTACGATTCAACCCAGGATGATAATACGGACTATGTCGGTGACCCTGGTTCTGCTGCAGCTCAAAATGTGTGGGATAGCGATTACGTCCAGGTCTTTCATATGAACGATTCTACATTTTTGATGAATTGTGCAACTGGCGTAACTGTTACAACCCAAGGAACCCTCACAGAAGTTGACAGTCCGAAAGGAAAGGCATTGCAAGCCAATGGTGTTGGGGACTACATTGACATTAGTTCAGCACTTAATCTTGGGAATAATTTTTCTTTTGAATTACAAACTTACATCGTTTCCGGTGGTCCTAACCCTGGTTACGATCAAGCCTTTGGAAAAGAAAAAACTATTGGTTTGATGTTAGACCACACTGCAGGTACTTTAAATTGGGGAGTTTTTCTTGGTAATGGTAGTTCGTGGGATGGTTCACAATTATCGGATACGCGCCTTAGTGAGGATACGTGGTATAACCTTGGACTTACAAAAGATGGTACGTCCCTTAACTACTATAACAATGGTAGTGCAGATGGTGGTGGTTCGATTACAGACAGAAGTGTCAACTCGACCTTCTATATATTCCGTCGGGAAGACCAAGCCGACACATTTACGTTGTATGGTAACATAGGTGAATTCCGTTTAAGTACAACCGCAAGGTCTGCTTCCTGGCAACATGCAACGAACTATGCTTTGTTAGATACGTTAGTTAGTTATTCTTTAGAAGTCGAAGCCGAATGGTTAGATGGTTTTTCTAACCGTATTAAAGCTACAATAGGCGCCTCTTTAATCGATTCTGAATTAACCGACTTTCCCGTTATGATCCACCTATCCGATTCGTGTGGGATAGGTGGTACCGATTTAAGTGAAATATTCGATGACCTCGGTACAAATAGTAAAAAGATTGCCATTACGACCTCAGGTGGGACCACACAATGCCCGGTAGAAATAGAGAACTGGGACAACGTGGGCGAAAAAGCAGTACTCCATACTAAAGTCCCCGTGATTGGGGCTACTGATGATACGGTTCTTTACCTTTATTTTAATTCCGCGGCCAATGACAATACCACGTATGTCGGCACAACCGGAGCCACTATAGCTCAAACTGTATGGAATGATGACTTTGTATCGGTTCACCATATGATGCAAGATCCTTCTGGTGGTGCAAATTGTATATTAGATAGTACTGATAGTGAGCTAAATGGTACTCCCGAAAATATGGATGTTGGTAATTGGGAGGATATGACTTTTGGCAAGGGGCTGAGGTATAACGGCCAAAACGAAGGAATTAATTTCGGAGATACACCTTTAGTCGATTTTGCGGATGGTGATTTTTCTTTTATGGCGAAAATCAGTGTTGAAGATTTCGTAAATATGGGAGTAATCTGGGGCAAGGATGGTCCCGGTCAAAGGCAATTTGAATTTGCTTACATGGGTAACTGGGAGAAAGAACTTATAATTGATTACTTTGCTGCTGCCGCCAACTACCAATTAAAAACTGATGCAAATACTATTACGGCACCAGGGGAACATGTTATTTACGCAGTAAGAGAAAGCGATTATCTGCGAATATACATGGACGGGGTCGAAATAAAAAGTGAATCCCTTGTTGGTAGTACTTCGATGGATGCGAAGGCAGACGAGTTATACTTAGGAAAACGGGGTTATGGTAATTACTTTGAGGGGGTAATAGGTGAGGCGCAGATAATGTCTGTGGCTCCGCCAGCTCCATGGGTTAAAGCCACGTATAACACCCTTTACGACACACTTATTACTTATTCTGCTGTTAAAACGAATACGTGGATAGGTTCGTTTGCTGAACGACGTCCTTTCGCTATTTCAGCATCCAGTGCGGCATTAACGGATTTCCCGGTTACGTTATATCTTGATAGTTCATGTGGGATAGGTAGTGACGATTTAACAAGTATATTTGATATCCTTGCGTTTAGTGCAAATGATGACTTTACCGGGGACGATGGTGACCCTTTAAATACAGATAGGTGGGCGGCAAACACCGGTATAACGATTCAAAGCAATGCAGCGTATGCCACCGTTGATGGCGAAGTAAAATACGTCAGATCGGCATTCGTACTTCCTGGGGACTTTGATATACAAGTTGATTATAACGTTTTGGCAGGACCCGGGTCAGACTATTGGTATCTCCATCTCATTGCTGCAGCCGCAGGTGGTGATGACCCGAATGACGATTTACATTTTCAAGTACGTAGGAAATATAATTCAGGGCATTATTATGCGAAGGTTAGTAAAGATGTAGGTGGGTGGAATTCCGAAACGAATGAAGCAACGGCCGATACGTCTGGTACACTTCGTATAACACGTGTTGGTAACGAGTTTACAGCATTTGCATGGACCGGCGGAACGTGGGATCCCATTGGTTCACCCGAAACGGTTATTGATTTAGATGCGAAGAAAATGGAACCCGCGTTTAGATGGTTTTCCGGTAGTGGCAATCCAACGATGACCGCAACGTTCGACAACTTCGTAGTTAACAGTGGTAGTATCGAATGGCCAAGTGGTCATCCTAACAATAAAAAGATTGCGATAGGTGATGCAAATGGGGGACAATGTTACGTAGAAATCGATACATGGGATTCGTTAACCGAGAAAGCTATACTACATACGAAGGTTCGTTCGGTGCCAGCTACCGGCGCAACTATTTACCTCTATTACGACCCGGACCAAGACGACAATACCGACTATGTGGGGGACGTAACGGATGCCCCGGCTCAAAGTGTATGGGATAGTGGTTTCGAGGGCGTCTACCACCTAAACGAAGACCCGGGTCCGGCAGGCGCAGGTGATATCAAGGATTCTACGTCAAATGAAAAGAATATGATCGCAGAAGCCTCGATGACCCCAGACGATTTAGTAGATGCGCAACCTGGTAAAGGTATTGAATTCGATGGGAGCAACGATTATTTAGTTATCAATAGTTCCGTTCTTTCGAATTACCCGTGTACTATTGAGGCAGCGGGACCAGCAAAAGTAGTAGGGACAACAAATACGAGTCCCTCAGCTGCTGTAGCAGATGCAAGTAGTATAAGTCAAATGATAACCCTTAACATCTGGGATGGGTTCGTACGTTCGGTAACTACGAATACTAAATCAGTTACGGGGACAACTGCACTAACCGATGGTGACTTTTGTCATATAGCAAGTGCCCTTTCAAGTTCAACAAGTCGGTCAGTGTTTACAAATGGGAAGAATAAAACAACAGATACCGCAAGTCAAAGTTTTCCAACGGGACTCGACCGAACGTCAATAGGTGCCGTTAGAGATAATTCCCCGGGGTACAGAGTCGGTATAACTTCAGAGGTTAGGTTTTCAAGTGTGCTGAGATCGCAGGGATGGCTCGAATCAACTTTTTACACGTTAAAAGACAAGTTTGGAACATGGGGAGCAACCGAACCCTACGGTGGTAGTGATGGTGGAACCACACCAGCTACGGGTTCTACCGAGGAACCAAGCGAGGGTGCGTTTGGTTCAATCGTTATAAGTGGTTCATTGAAAACTGTTACGGCCTGCAGCGTCATTATAAGTGGTATATGGAAGGACATTTCAGAAGTAAATATTGTTGTATCTAATGAATTTAAAACAGTTGTTTAAAAAAGGAGTATAAAATGCCAGTCAATGCCAATTTAAAGTTTACAGTACTTTGTGAAAAATGTGGTGAACCCGTTGCTATACGTCAACCCGATGCAGAGAATGGTACGTTAATCTTTGTATCGCCTTGCCTTCAATGCGTGAAGCGTCTTGTTTTAAAACTTATTCGACACAAAAGAGATGAATTCTCCGTCATTTACGATAGGATTCGGGATTCTGCCCTTGACTATGCGAACGAAGAAAATGGTGATGAAACGGGGGAGTAATTTGTCAAAGTTGATGTAGTCTAATCTAAGGGACAAACTTAACCCAATCCTATAAGTGGAGGTTTTTATGGCTAAATCAAAATTTGAGTTGATCAGAGAAGCGTATGAGGCGGACCCGGATTTTAACCGAAGTGAGTTAGCGAAGGGAATGGGGTGTTCGGGTCAATACGTAAGTAAGTGCTTAAAACAGTTACGTCAAGGCGACGCCGAGACCTGGACCGAAATAATTGACGATATCAAGGTTAGCTGCGATGTAAAGGATGATGCACAATACATCCATATCAATTCCTTGTTGATTAATACCCTGGCCGGCGCCTTAAAAGTGGCGAAGGTAGACCTCAAGAAATGGGTAGTTGACAGACATACCATTTCGAGTTCCCAGGTTACCATGAAAATGAAGACGCATAAGGGCGAAGACAAAGACGGAAAACCGATTATTGTTGATCGGCCGAAAACCCTGGCTAATTGGCATGTGAAGATCTGGTTAAAACTCATCCCCGAACGCCATGCCATCTCTGCTATTCAACGCCTCGTCAAAACCCTGCCAAAGTTCGCATACTCCGAGTTTAAACCTCTTTCACTGGGGAAGAAATCCAAATACGCCGGCATCATGGCACTCCTCGACGCTCACATGGGTAAATTTGCCTGGGGTAAAGAACTCAATGGCAGGGATTACGATCTCAAAATAGCGATGGATGACTACATCTTCGCAACCCGTGAAAACCTTACGTACATGAGTGGGTTTAAACCGGAAATAATCTATTACATTCTGGGCCAGGACCTCATGCATACGGAAAACTACGAGGGCACCACACCGAAGGGTCACAACGTCCTTGATGTTGACAACCGCCTACCGAAGATTATTTACCGAGCAAAAGAAATCGTCATCAAAAGCATCATGGAATGCCGCAAGCTCTCCCCGGTTGAAGTGATATGGATTCCTGGCAACCATGACATGTATTCCTCGTTGTGGATGGCACACATACTCGATGCCTTCTTTAAAGATGACCCTCACGTAACTGTTGATTATGGTCCTGCTGTACGTAAAGCTCGTCTATGGGGGAATACTTTGATTGGTTGGACGCATACCTTAGTTGGTCGGCACCAGGCGTGGGCCAATGAGTTAGCACAAT